CGGGTATCATGCCGGCGCGCAGCGCCAGGTCGAAGGTCCGGTCGATGATCGGTCCGAGTGCTTCCTGATGGAACCGGCCAATCATCGGCCCCAACATCGTCAGCTTCTCTTCCTCACGCTTGACCACTTCGGTTGCGGTCATGTTCGGGTTAGTGTTGTTGGCCAACATCAGAAACAGGTTGCTGAACAGACCCTGGCGGATGTCTTCACGGGTCTTTTCGATCTCGACCGCCATAGCGTTGAGGTCGGGCGCCGGCATATACAGGCTGCTCAACGCGTCCTGACTCATTTCGTCAACGTAGTTCACGCCACCAGGCATGGTGTTGATGCCGATGTCTTTCATGTTGGCCGGCGCTTTCACCGGCGGGTTGTTATGCTTCGCCAACGCGATCATAAACTCTTCGCGCATTTTCATCAGCATCTTGATGTCGGGCATGTTGGAGTGCAGCGGCCCGTTGCCGTAGACGTTACGGCTTACGACGTTCCATCGCGGCGCGACAGCGGGGAATGTGTAGTAGCCTGATGCCCGTAGAATCTTGGGGTCTTCGTTGCGGCTGCTGCGCGTCTTGGTGCTGCCCATTTCCCAGTGGATGCTTCGCCAGGGGTAACGTCGGGGCGCTGCGATGTCGAACCGGTCATCGTTCGGTTCGACCGCGTGATGCACCTCGAACTTCTCTTGGACGCCGCCACGGTCGTAAGCAGCCAGGACGCGGTTGCTGACGTTGTCTTTGCCAAACTCGCTGACCATTTGGCCGGCGGTCATGTAGATGGTCCGGTAGATGCTGTCGACTTCCAGCTTGTCATTCATAGCCAGCCGGTATTCACCGATGGTGTAGGTGCGGCAGCGCAGCACCTTACTCATGTCTTCATGTAAGAACATGCAGCCGGTGCCGAAACCCATCAGTTCATAGTAGATCTGATGCACGCTGTTGTAGAAGTTGGACCTGGCGAAGACCCAAAGCAGCACGCGGTCGACTTCATGCAGCCACTCTTTGACGGCGTGAACATCGTTCAGCATCGGGTCGGGTGTAGTCAGCTTGAACCAGGGTCGGGCGCGGCTGGTCAGTCCGGACTGCAGGCCGGCGGCGCCAGTGTGCAGCGCCTTGGTGGCGGTGCTGTCCAGTATTTTGTTTTGCTCCGGAGTGCGTTCCTCGCGGTCGGCGTTGTGTTGGATAACGTCGCGGCCGTACTCAGGCAGAGCGTAGTCGATGCAGTCGGTGTACTCAGTGCGGCGCTTGTTAAACTCTATGTCAAGATTACTGCGACGCGCCCGTAGGTGCTTCCTGGCTTCTGCGCTGATCGACGGCATTACCCACCACCCAGCAGCGTGCGCTGCGTATTAGCCTGACCCAGGACACCGAGGGGTCCGGTCGGGTTGTTCTCTTGCATCGCTGCCAGCATAGCGTTACGCCGGCGGACATTCTCACGCGCCACCTTGTTTACTTCGCTGACGCTTTTCGCCGGCTCCATACGCGGCGCCGGCTTTGGGCTGCTGCCACCTCCACCACTGCACATACCTAGATCACCTTGTAAGTGTTATTCGTTTGTGTCTTCGGTCCTTTCCTGCTGTCGCGCTGGTGCGCTTTCGGAAACTTCACCGTCAAGTCCGGATCTGTAATTCTGCTGATACAGTCCAGCATATCATCGTGAACTGCAACAGGAAATGGTACAAATTCATCATGGACGAACTCTGCGGTGAAGTCGCGCTGCCGTTCTTCACGGTCCAAAAACAGCAGCCGCCTGGGTAAACGGAACCGTCCCTGCTCAAAGATCGGGACCAGCCGGCGGATACGGTCATTTTTCGCCATTGTCCCGCCCAACTCGCGGATCGGGAAACGGAAGTTTTCCAGTTCCATGCGGAACTTCATGTGCTCGACATCAGCCTGCAGGCCGTACTTTTCGTAGCCGACGCGGATCGGGTCGTACTTACGGACGAACTTGAAAAGCTGGTCGGCACGTTCGGTTAAATTAAGGCGATCCCGCACGGCGTCGATTAGGTAGTAACTTTGATCGGGGGCAAGGCCGATAACAGCCATGACGGTGTAATCGTTGTCCTTTTTCTTTTCGCCGGCGGGATCGACAGTGATGTAAATGTTCCAGCCTCTCAGGCTTGGCAGTTGACTGTAGTACTCCAACCAATCCTCGCGGAAGCCCATCGCCTTGTCGGCCACTGGGTTCTGCAGCATCTGACAGCTAAAGATGTACGGCCCCATCATCTTACGCTTGTCCTGCAGTTCCTTCGGGGTCAGCAGCACGGGGTTGCGCATGTCTTCGTCGCTGCACAGTCTGATCCTGGGCGTCGCGGCGTCGCGTTCGATGATAGCGCGGTAGGTGTCGTTGAAGTGGTAGCGCGTGCCGATGTAGCGGACGATGGCGCCGGTCGTGCTGCCCAGGTTCATGCTCAACGCCCAACTGTCGGTGGTCTTGTTAATCATGTCAGGCGTCGTGACGCTGCTGTCGGTCACCATGTCATCGTAGACGCGGATCATAAAGTGTCGGCCGGTCGGCTGGCCGATGACCACGCCCCAGGCTTCGACAGTTGCTTCTTTCGGGTTGGTCTTCCGCTTGACCACTATGCCCGACTCCGTACCCCATCGCGGCGACTCGCGCTGCGGGTTGGCGAACAGGATATCGGGAAACAGCTTCTGCAGGTAGTCGTTGTCTTCCAGTTCGGTCTTGATCTGAATCAGAAAGTCTTTGGCAATGCTGGACGTGTGCGAAAATATACCAATCGTGACTTCGGGGTTTCGCAGAATCTCCTGGATCGACAGGGCGAAGGTGATGATGGTCGACTTGTAGTGGCCGCGACTCCACAGATCCAGCATACTGTCAGGCTCTTGCTCGACTTCTCTGCAGCGGTCGTAGATCCAATCGTGGTTGGCGTCGATACGCTTGCAGGCGATGGTCAGCAGGTAGAACAGGTCGCGCCGGCACAATTCACGCTGCGCCTCGACGTCGCCGTCGTTGTGGACCTTGCGGTACATACGTATTGCCTGGTCACGGGTCAGGTCGTGCGTGGCCGACAACGGCACCCACCCGCCTACTGCTCTGTCATCACTGTGGCTCATAGCAGAATGTCATCCCCTTCCTCAAAGTCTTCGTCGTTGTCGATTTCAAGGATCTGCAGCGCCCGTTCGTCCAGGCTCATGGTCAACTGTTCGGCGTGACTATGCTCGACAGCTATTTCCTTGCGCTCGACGAAGTCGCCCTGTGCTTTGCCCAGTAGTTCAATGGCTTTGATCCGGTCGGACACCTTCGCCAGTGGGTCGCGGGCGAATGCGGTGAGCAGCATTTCGCGCTCCAACCGACCCATGACCAGCTCCGGCGCCACGTCCAGCATCGCCCGCTGGCTGATCGCCTCGCGGATATGCGGCTTCTTTACCCAGTTGCTGCCGGTCGTTGGTGATATCCCGACAGCCCTGGCAGCTTCGGACGCGTTGCCGGCGAACGCCAGTACAAAGCAAGTCTCGCGGTACGTCAGGCCGTCGGCCCACGGGTTGCGATTCTGATAGACCAGCGGATTAAAGTGTGGCTTGCGGCTCACGACCTCGCCGGTCACTTGCTTTGGCTCACTTTCGGCCATCCAGCAGCCTCACGTAATTGTCCATCGAATGATTGTGCAGCGGCCCGAACCGGCCAGGTAAGACAACATCGTCGCCTGGCCGGCGCATCAAGCGAGGGTAATGGCAGACAGGGTCGCGCCAACCAGGCCAACGGCCGGCCTGGTAGTTGATGCCCCTGAAACCAATGTATCGCAGCGCGTGGTGATGGTTGGCCGCAAACGTCTGATCGCAGAAGTTCGGGCAACCGTAGGTGCAAACCACGTGTGTTATAATTTCGGCGTCACGTAGGATCGCGGCCGTGATCCAGGCCATCGGACCACCGTGGCTATGGCCGACGATGTAGATGTAGCGACGATGCGTGCGGCGCCGGCGAACCTGCTGCAGCAACGGCACGGCGATGTCCATCGTGGCGTTGTAGAACCCTTCATGTACACGGCCGTGGTCATCAAACGTCATCAGCGCGTGGACGTTGTCATCAGAGTCGGTGAATCTGATGTCAAGGTTGCGCTGCCAATCCTTCGACCACGGGACCGGTTTTTCGTCGGTGCCGCGAAAACTGATAATCAGTGCGTTGTCGTACTGATGAATCGCTGCGTACTCAGTCTCACTGGCTATCTCAGCGACGCGCCGGTCGTGTATCCCGCCGTCATCGTCGGGATGGTACGCCGCTTGCGCGAACCGTGCCAGCTTGCCAGGGTTCATTGTGATGCTGTTGCTCATTCAACGCCCAGCTTCCGGTCAATACTGTCGAGGCGCCGCAGCACTTCAGCGTTGTACGAAGTCATCGCTGCGCACGCCTCTCTGTGCAGGATCAACGCCTGCGTCAACTCGCGCATGGCGGCGTTGCTTTCTGTTTGTATATCGTGGCAGCGCGTGATCCGCTGCTCTGCCACCATGTCATCGCGACCGTCTTGCTTTACCAGGTAACCGAGAAACAGCGCCACGATAATCAGACAGCCGGCCCACTGCGGGATACCGTCGATCTTAATACCGGCGGCTTCTATGTGTTCGATATCGTCCTCGCCCATTTCCCCCTCACAGACCAGGAGAGGCGTCGACCGTATTACCGCTGGCTACCCCC